TTAGTACTCAGGAAGGTTTTCTAAGTTATCCTTGGATGTACCATTAGGTCTAGTAGTAATGTAATCAGTACCGTTGACACGGTCCTTAACCACTTTTTGACCTTTCTTCCACTTACCGTCATCACCTTTGAAAATGGTGTAAAAGGTATAGCCGCTATCGATTTTATTCACTACCCACTGCCGTGTTTCTGATGTCCCTTCTCCAACAGTATCGCCATTATCGACATGCACATACACATGGGTAATGTGAGTGTGTTTATCGTTATATCGGACTTTAGAAATAAGGTAATCAGCCCATTTATCAGTCATATTTCACCAGAAGTTTGAACAGGAAAAGCCCTGCAATACATTTATAAACAACAAAACAGACTCTTCCTATTCCACGACAGCAATGTAGTGATCTAGAGCAATTTTATATTCCTGATAACCTCAAGATAATTCTGCCTTTACGCTTTATGCTCAAATCCCATTAAATAAAGCCAGTCGCTCTTTGTGACTGTCGCTCATATCGAAAGCAAAATCTTCGTGTTCTGCCAGGAATGTGCCGAACGCCATGAGTGCAGAAACCGCCGGGTCTATCTTGTTGGAGGATTTCTTTTTGTTAGGTTTGATATTGGCGTTGGCATCGGACTCCATCACCACGTTACCAATCGCCCAGGCCAGAACCGGATCGCCACGATGGCGCACCACCTTGCGGTTAACAAAAACCTCAAAAGATTTCGCTACCGGACTGAATTTCAGATAGGTTTGCGGGAACGGCTCCACATCGAGGCCAGCCCCCTGTAACTGGGTTCGCAAGTGTGTCGCGTTCCACGTATCAAAGCCCACCAGCCGGATATTGAATATTTCAGCGTCGCGCAGGATATCGTCACGGATGCGATCATAGTCAATACAGTCGCCGGGGGTGGTGCGTATCCAGCCCGCTTTTACCCACTGCCGATAGATGGCGCGGTTTTTGTTAGCAACGTTAAGTAGTTGTGCTTCGGGCAGATAGTGCCGGGTAAGAAGCCTGATCTCGCGTTCAAACGGGAAAGCGTAACTCACACTGGTAATATCGCTGGTTGAGGACAGGTCAAATCCGGCGTAACACTCCATCCCGGACAGATCTTCTTCGGTATATTCGAGCGCACAGGCATCCCATGCGCCGGCTCCCATCCACGGAGTGGAGCCCTGACACCAGATATTGAAACGCTTGGTCAGCATTTCCACCCACTGCGACGGTATACCCCGGGCTTTCTGGATAGTGGATTCTAGTTTCGCTGCGTCAACGGACACATGCAGGTTAGGGTTAGCCTTGATCCACATTTCAGGCTGCTCAACCTCGCTTTCGTCGTCCAGCTCGTAGATCAGTACAAACAGCGAATCGTTGCCCTCCTCCCCGGCCAGAATCTGACAGCAGTAGTCATAATGCTGCTTACAGGCAGAGACAACGTTACTCCCGGCGGTAGTGATAGCGAACAAAATCGCCTCCGGACGTGCGCCCATACCCAGCTCGAGGGCGGAATAAACGCCGTTATCCGGGTGAAGGTGGTATTCATCGACAATCGCCAGGCTGGGGTTAGTCCCTTCAATGGTGGCCGCTTTCGCCGCCAGCGGCTTTAACAGGCTGTTGCTCTTCGGAAAAATGACCTTATGCGCCTGGATATTGACGCGCTTTTTCAGCGGTTTTGACAGCAGGCACATCTGGCGGGCATCGTCGAACACGATTCGGGCCTGATCCCGGCTTACCGCCGCCGTGTAGATATCCTGCTGGCCCTTCTCCATTACCAGAAACCAGTTAGCCAGCATGGCGGCTACGGTTGATTTGGCGTTCTTGCGCGGCACCTCAATAAAGGCGCTGCTGTACTTACGGCGGCCTGACTCCCTGACCTTAAAGCCCAGCAGGTTAGCAAAGGCGAACTGCTGCCACGGTTCCAGCTCTATTGGCTGGCCCCTAAGCGGGCCTTTGACGTGTGGGCAGAGCCGGGAGAAGGCAATAAACCGCTCCACGGTCGCCGTATCGAACTCATAACGGGGGTCATTCAGGTCTGAAAAGTACCTCTCGACGGCCTGTTTTACGCGCTTACAGGCCGGAATTTCACCCGATTTAATGGCGTTTGCGTAATCATTCCAGACGGTCAAGCTCGTCCTCCTCTTCCGTTTCTACCGGATTACGGCGGCGGCTTACCGGATCAAAGCCCAGCAGCGACGACATTTTTATGAGAATTTTTTCGGCATCCGCTTTTGCGCTCAGTGCCGGGTTACGGCTCTCACCGCCCTGGCTGTTCACTATGCTGAATCCCCGCGTGGCAAGGTCTTCCACGGCTTTGCGGTACATCGAGTAATTGACGCAATACAGCTCAAGGTTGTTCCAGTCGGCAGGCGTCAGATCACCGCGCTCCGCCAGCTGCTTCGCCTTTGCTTTCCACTGCTGCGCCGCGATTTCATCAAGGTAGGCGGGCGGTTTGGGTGGTCTTGCCATAACTTACTGTTTTCCTGTCTGTTTTATTTTCAAAAAAATCACCGTGCGTAAAAATTTGAGGGGGCGGGTGGTTCCTCGCTGAGAGGGGTTTGTCCTGAAAACCTCCCCCACCCCGTCCATTCGGCCTGTCAGCGGTTGCGAAAGCATTCCATAAGCTCCCGGTCACGCTGGCTCATGCGCTTTGCTACGGGCTTCTTATGCGCTCTCTGTCTGGCTGGTTGCCATGCCTCGCGCTGCTTTATCAGCCCACTAATCAGCCGCTGCTGTTCCTGCTCAGTCATTGTTTGCCTCATAGATCCAGTCGGTGCGATGACGTGCTGCTTCTTCCTGCTCGCGGAACTTACCGGCTTTACGCTGCTGCTTCGTCACCGGGTCTGTTGTGGTTGTCTTCCGTCCATGACAGGCAGCGCATAACGACTGGTGATTACTGGCGGGCCAGAACAGCACATCAGCTTCACCCTCGATAGGGATGATGTGATCGACGATAGTTGCCGATGCATAGACGCCAGCCTTGAGACAATGGACACACAGCGGATTAGCTTTTAGAAAATGACGACGGTATTCGCCCCAGCGGTTGGAGTAACCACGCTCTGTTCGCGTACCTCTTCGGCTGTCGCTTTGTCGGCGGGCATCCCGCTTATGCTCGTCACACTTGCCAGACTTCACCCGTTTATTACATCCCGGCTCATTGCACCGGCGTAGTGGTTGCCACGGCATCAGTACACCCCCACATCACGATAGACAGACCACAACGCAGAGACAGCCATCGGTATCTCTTTGGCGTCGGTATCACCAATCATCGTGCGGTACTCGTACAGCTGAGATACGTACATCAGACAGCCAATCTTGATAGCTGGCGTAAACTCCAGCCCGTTATCAAACCGCTTGCCGATATGCTTCTGGCAAACCTCCAGCGCCGCATCGATGTACGCCTGTATCAGCGTGTCTTCATAATCATCATCAATACGGCAATGCAGCTTTGCTTCTTCCAGGGTGATTTCTGCTGTCATTTTTCCGTTCCTGTCTTGCAGAGAATTTCCAGCCGGGTACCTTCCGAATCAGGAATAGGAGGCCCGATAATATTGAGAGTGCTGCCAGCAAACGGGCCAGTAAGCACTTTCAGACGGTTGGCTGCGGTAATATCACGGCGGAAACGCACCCAAACGCGGATCGTCGCTTCGGCAACCTCGGCACCTGACGCCATTAACTCTCGGCCACTGATCCCCTTAACCTCAGCCCATATGGTTTCCCCGTCTTCCCAGACCTGAACAACCTGACCGGACGGCTCCCTGTGGGTAGTGAATACCCGAATAGTGACGCGGCTTCTCAGCCCCCCGGCTCTCATGCGTCACCTTCCTTGCCGTCTTTGCTGATCTTCACTTCCTGCTTCCATGCCTGGCTGAATTCGTCACCACCTTCACGCGGCGGCATCCCCTCGCGCTCACGGGCTTCGTTCGGGTTCATGATCCCGTTCTTAATGCCTCGCTCATAAGTGGCGTAACGCTCGGTAGGTGTGGCACGGAGAAGGTCAGCAGAGTCAAACTCCACCTGATAACGGGTTCCCGGAACCGGAGAGGCCACCAGCAAAGCAGATTTGATTTGTTGCTCGAAGTTCGCCAGCCACGGGCGCATGGTCATGGTGAGAAAGGCGCGGCTCGCTTCGCTGAAATTGCTGTAGGTGCTGTTGCTGTATTCCTGCAGGAAGATGGGCGACACGTTGAACATGCGGGCAATGTCTTCAATGGAGAACCGGCGCGACGCCAGCCATTCGGCATCCTGATTGCTCATGCCAAGCTGCTTGTAGTCCATGCCACCTTCAAGGATCGGCGTTTTCCCGGCATTTCTGGCACCTTTGTAGCGCTCCAGTGCGTCCAGAGCCTGCTTACCCTTCACGCTGTCGAGCCATTCAGCAGTAGTGACGACGCCCGCCGCCATCATGCCATCTTTCATAATGCTGGCACCGTGGCGCTGTTGGGCCAGACCTAACCCCAGCGCCTCACGGCACGTAGTAATAGGCGAACGCCCCAGAAAGCCATCATCGGTGGAGTAACGCAGGTGCAGAATCTCTTCCTGTAGATAGGTGCGCACAGCCCCGGTAAACGGCTCTGTAACGGTGTATTTGTACTTATGCTGGCCGATACGCTCAGGAACAACCGCCCCCGGCGCATACGGGTGCAGGGATTGCGGCTGGCCGTCGCGGCCCCACTGGATCACCGCATAGGCGTTACCATTCAGCAGACAATGGCGCATCATCGTGCGTTTAAACTGATAAGGCGTCTGGCAGTCGTTCGGCTGCTCGTTCAGGAGAAAATCCACCGGGTGATTACTCAGCCATTCTCGCGCCTCACGACCATTATCATTACGGACGCGGTAGAGATAGCAGGGCATTGTTGCCACCGCCTCACTGATAACTGATACGGCGTTCATGACCGCCGGCAGAGATTCCGCAGTACCCGCAGACACATACTCGCCTGATCCGGTATTTGGAATCCCTGCCATCGCCAGAAATTCATCAATGGTCATGCTGCGCTGCTCTGAGGGTTCAGACTTACGGCCAAACGGCCAGATATTCCACATATCAGAGCCCCGCTAAATCAGCCCAGCGGCGACGGTTATCGCCAGCGCGGCGCAGTTCAGGATGTTGGGAGAAAAGCGAACGGTGCGCGATTTCCACGCCAGACTCAGGATAAGCAGGCATAGAGGTAACGGTAATCTCCCGCAGTTCGGCAGCGGTAACAGTGCGCAGATATGGAGACTGAGCAATATCCCACGCCTCTTTCAGCGCCCGGAAACCAAAGCTCATGCCGGAGATATCCCCGCGCTCCACCAGCTCCAGCACATCGTTGCCAAGCTGGGTATTCGGCGGAGTCAGCTCGAAGCGCAGCCCGGTATCGTCTTCGGACAGCACCAGCGTGCCGGATTTAGTGCGGCCCAGCAGCTGGGTATAGTTATGCTCATACAGCGCACGCACATCGCTACCGGATGCCAGGCTGTCTTTAAACGCTCCCGGCGCAAACTGTTCGCGGAACTCATCCCAGATAACTTCTGACAGGCTGTTCCAGCGCACGGCATAGCCCACCAGCTTTTTGTTGCTGGCGCTCACTTCGGAAGTACGGATTTCAAAATCAATTGTTTTCATTACTGGACTCCACAGAGGGCAAAAAGGGGCCGCAGCCCCTTAAACGTCAAATCAGGAACCGGAGCCTGAAAGCTCAAGCACCTTGATGGCGTTGGAGTCCACCACACCGCCGCCCAGGTACTTATCGGTATGCACCTTGTAGAAACCCGGTTCGGTGATGTTGTCAGGACGGGTACGCACGCCAGTGGTGTGATCCACGATGAAATAGCCGCGCTTGAAGTCGCCTACCGCGAGGAACGCTTTACCTGCATCCGCATCCGGCATGGTTTCCAGATACTGAACAGGACGGCCCAGCAGCGTATCGGGAGAACCGGCAACCAGACGATCGCGCCAGATGTAATCTCCGTTGCCGTTTTTCAGCTTTTGCAGTTTGGCGGCGGTGTTGGAGTTCATCACCCATACGGCGTTTTTGCGGTATTTGGCTTTCAGCTTATACAGCAGGTCGATCAGGCCATCAGAGGAAACGTCAGCCGCCTCCATCTTCTCCAGCGTACCGAACGGACGGGTTTTGTCGGCAGTGACAGCGCGAGGGTAAGACAGGAACCCTTTGGATTTTTTATCACCGTCGCCGTTCACAAAGTCGCTCTCTTCGGTAGCGGTGAAGGTGTCGGCGATTTCAGAAGACAGCCAGCCCAGAATGTCCACCTCAGAGAAGTCGAGAATCTCCTGAGTGGTTTTCGGGTAGGCGTAGATCGGGTTGAGTTTGATATCAACGCGCTCCATCTTCGGCGTACTGGTTTCGGTACGTGCCTCACCTTCGGTACCACGATTAACAGTAGTGCCGCCCACAGATACCAGCTTCTGGTATTCGTTGGTTTTGGTGGTCTTCACCGTTGCGATGGAACGCATCACGCTATCATCCTGCAACTGGCGCATAATCTCTTTGTCCAGCTCAGGGATAACGGTATAACCGCCGTCAGCCTGCACCAGCGTGGAGAGAGAACGGGTATCACCTGTCATGATGTAGTGGCGCAGCTCGTCGTTGCTTACTGGCTCACCTTCGACGGAAGTACCAGGCAGATTGCGCTGATCGTCGGCGACGGCTTCAAGGCGGGTGATTTCAACTTCAAGCGCATCAGCCTGGGCGCGGAGTTCGTCGAACTTTTTGCCCTCTTCTTCGTTCAGGCTGCGCTTTTCGGTGTCGGCTTTGTCCAGCATGGAACGCATCTGTGTTTTGAGTGCGGCTTTCTGCTGGCGTAATTCGAGTAGTTTCTTCATGGAGTGGTTTCCGTATCAATTAACGTAGAGACGTGAAACCAGCGCTTGGAGGGGAGGCCGTTAAATCTTTTTCTGCCTCTCGCAGGCTGTACTCGCTACAGCTTGACTTAACGGCCAGTGGCGGCTCACGTCTGAGTGCCACTCTTCAAGATATACATGAAAAATATAAAGAAAACCCCCATCAGAGACAGGGGTAATCACGGGTAAACATGAGTACAAATAATTTACAAAATTATTCCTTAGCGCAATCCAGAGCATCATCAAGCAGCTCACGCTTCGCTTTCAATTCGCCGATAAGGATATCCAGTTGTTCTTTGCTGGCAGCCATAACATCACCAGAAAATTGATGGCGCAGGAAACCATTGTGATCCACAAAAAAGAAAGCTTCTCGCTTCACCAGTTCCCGGTATTCGCTAAGCGGCATAAGCTGCAAATCCGTTTTGCTGTCTGGAACCCCAAACATATCTTTGTGCTCAACCACTTTCTGGATCAGCACCTTCGAATATACCAGGTCATCACTGCTTTTTTTGTCCATAACATCCTCTATTTTTTGTGTATAGATGCAAAACTATGTTGGTTCAGTCAGTTCAGTTGGTTCAATTTGTAAAGATTATTGTTTTTAAAGGCATTATTTTCATTAAGTGAACTAACAAAGCCCCTTTTTGAACCAACAAATGCTATTTTTATGTTGGTTCAGTGGCAAATATTTACAGGCCAGCCAGAAAAGGGGGTTGGTTCAATAGCGGAACATGTTGGTTCAAAATAGCCGTTTGTTGGTTCAGTGTTGGTTCAATTATTAGACATAAACCCTATGTAAAACAGTAACATGAATGTAATTAACAATCATTGAACCAACTGAACCAACAATAACAATCCTCACATGTGTATTTTATTCCGCCCCTTCTTCTGCAACTTGTTGAAGTACATAAACGTTGATTTGGCGCCCATCAATTCGCGGTGATTTCTGTTGATATCCTCTCCCACTTGATGGCTCAGAGAGCAAACCGGCAGCGGCAAGCGCACGGGCAAACTGCCTAGCATTAAATCCCTGCGCTATCTCCTTCTCAAACGTTGCAGGGAATGTATAGAACACCATGGGCGCATCATCATGGTTGCTCTTACGCTTACGATACCCGGCAAGATTACTGATTGGCAGGCTTGCAGGATCATAAGGCAAAGGGGCGAACCGGCTCAGACCATAAGCATTAAGAAACGCCTCGCACTGCTCGATGATCTGCTGGTGCTCTTTATTTCCCGTTCCGAACTCTTTCACCCAGGCATTAAAGCTATGCTGGATAGCATCACGGCTGGCCTGTTCATCCCATCCGGTGATTGATGCACCAGTCACCAGCGCAGCTTCAAGGATTGCAAAGCGTTCTGCCACGCGGTGCACCTGCTCGCCATAATCAGCCGGAATGAGTCCGCGCCAGCGCGTCTGGGCGTCATGTACGGCCTGTTTAGCTTCCTTCTGGTGAGCCGCCAACCATTTAACCCACTCTCGGCCCGCTGCACCGTGATTTTCAATCCATGCCTGCTTCAGTGCATCAGCATGAGCCTTGCCGTTCTGCAGGCCATGAAAGGCCGTCGATTTCTCCATAGGGATATTCAGCAGGCGAACCAACTGGCCTGCCTTAACTTTTAGCCCACCAGCAGAAAGAAACGTCTCGATATCCATTTCCCCGGTACTGATTGCTACAGTGCGCCAACGTTTCAACTCCCGATTGCCGCCCTCTTTGGCTCCCTGCAGCTTTCCAGCACCGTTAAACAAGGTGTATGCCGAAGTGGCAACGTCTTTGGCGCTGCTCCCCTGCCCCACTTCATCCAGCGGTAACAGACTGTCGTTATGCGCCTCCGCTTCGTTAGCGATACCAAGCGCAGTACCGTACCACGTTAGGCGCAGAGCATCCGGCTCTCCCCACAGACTGCTCGCAATATTAGCTGTAGTGGTCTTACCGGCGCTCGACTGCTCGAACAAGTGGACACCGAAACCATCAGCACCCACCAGCCCAATAAGCGGCGCGGATAATGCCGCCGCCACTCCCAGCATCATTGATGGGTTGCCACCGGCCAGATAAGCCACTGAATCCCGCCAGCCCTCAGCCGTACCAGAAACGGCATAACCGGAAGATGCAGCGCTGCGACCATTAAAGAGAATGGGTGTCTCTGGATCACCAATAACTTCGCCATCAGGCATGATATATGCCCCATTATGCCAGCCAGTGGTATGAGTGATAATCCATTCCTGACCAGATCCACACTGCTGCAGCCAATCGGCCAGAATGGCACGAAAGGTGTTTTTAGTGGTCACGTTAACCCCTCCAGCTTTAAGTGAGCGCCATCCCTCACGCTCTCCAACATCAGCGCAAGGGATCGCCCTGGTAATATCTTCGTGGCCACGCGGCGAACGCCAGCGCAAAACAAGATAGCGTTCTGCCCCGTCACTACCTGAACCAACTACCTCAAGAGGCGAACAAAGCCACGCTTCGTTATTGATGATTTCTCCGCTGTCCTTGTCCACCTTTGGCGTAATCCAGTACAAGCCATCGTTACGGCTCTCCACGCGTGGTTTCAGTTCGTCACCTTGCAGAGCTGATTTTTGCTCTTTTTTACCGCCGTCAATAGACTTAAGTTTTACCACCACCTTTTCGCCCTCCGGCTGGTACATCGAATCATTAAATGCTGCTGCGGCTGCTTCCAGCCCGTGTTGCTGGTGAAAATCATTCCAGTCGGCCTTTTCCTCAGACTGAGGTAAAGCTACCCAGCCAGAGACAGCTTTAGCGGTTTTTTCTGCGGCTGATTTACCCGTGTTTGGTTCGCCAGGCTTAATATCGTTATCTGCGGCGATGATGATCTGCGCATCCGGGTAACGCTGTCGCATCACCTGCGCAACTGACAGCAAATTCCCGGCGTCAATCGCTGTGATAATTGTCGCATCTGGGCGAAACTGCTGAACCGAAAGCGCCGTTGCCAGTCCTTCGGCGATAATCACCGTCTCCGGCGTTTCACCGGAATTAACCACGCAAAAAGAGCCTTTCTTTACCGTTCCGGCCACCAGCCGCTTACTGCCATCTGGCTTAATCACCTGTGCGCCTGTCGTCGCGCCAGCACCGTTTTTCAGCACCAGCAGCAGCGACCCATCGGACAGCATCGGGAAGGGGCATTGAAGCCCCTTTGATGCAAGGTAAGCAGACTGCCCCGGAGAGGCTTTAGCAACCAGCGCCGCAACTTTCCCGGCGATATCCGTCTGAGGCTTCTCTCTGGCTGGCTTCGGTTCCGGTGTCCGGGCATCAACACCCAGCACAGAGGATACTTTCTGCGCCGCAGCGGTTATGGTAATGCCCTGAGATCTGGCAATGAGATCCAGACCGTCGCCGTGATTTGGCTCGTCACACTGGCGACAATGCCACTCGCCGCCGCCGTGGTCGTCAATGTAGTGAAATCGGTCAGATCCACCACAGATGGCGCATGGGCCGTGACGGCCTTTCGGCGGAACCGTCACCCCGCACTGAGGAAGTAGGCTTTCCCAGCTTCCGGCAGCTCGGCGCTTAACTTCACGGATAATCTCAATTGCGCGGCTCATTGCTGTTCCTCCCTAATGCCATTGCGAGGAAAGACGGCATAGCAACCGTAAATGTCGATAATCTCGTTTCCGCGGCTGAGCCAGTGAGATATTTCTCCCGAATCGGGATGGAACACAGCCACAGACTCGGGGGCAAACTTTAGGGCAAAGGTGATGTGACTCTGCCCTTCTGCAGTCAGTTCACAAAACAGCGGCAATTTGAACTCTCCGCGCTTCCCGTGCCGCGCATCGCTTACAAAGTCATTTTGCACTGGAAGCCTCCCGCGCTTTCTGTAGACGATCTTTGGACTCATGCACCAGGCTGAAAATGGCGGCCACACAGTTAGATTCGTGTTCATCACCTTCGCCGAGGGAGTCCATCCAGATTTCCAGCATAGCCAGAGCCTGATTGCTGTATGCCAGTGCGTCTTCGGCGTGCATCAGGACCTCAAAAGGAACCTGTCTCATTTTGTCTCTCCCATGTGCAGCTCGGCGATTAATGCCCGGTGAATTTCCTGATTAAAATCACACGCAATAGAAATCAGATTCAGCAGCGTTTCTGAACATTCAGCAGAGGCTTTTTCCAGGATGGTTTCGTAAAGTGATGAAGCCAGCGCTGATTTATATTCGGCCTGCTCCAGACAGATTGGCTCACGCATTTTATAACTCCCCGGTCACTTCATGCTTGGCGAATTCCCCATGATATTTCTCACGAAAATCTTTAATAGTTTTCTCTGCTTCTGAAATATCTTCAAACATTCCTAGGTGATATCTTTTCCCGTCAACAGCACACGCAGCCAGCCATTTTCTTCCTGTTTTATTCCAGTTAACTCCCTTTACTCCTGACTTGTTATTTTTATACATCCTTTGATTTCTGCAATTTTCTTTGTGAGTGGCCTCTCGCAAGTTACACAACCGATTATCACTGCGATTACCATTAATATGGTCAATTAGATTAGCGGGCCAAACTCCATACATATAAAACCATGCGAGCCTATGAGCCTTATATAGCTTCTTATTAATCTTAATATCTAAATACCCTCTTACTTTGATACTGCCAGCTATATCCCCTGCCTTTGTAGTACCACGACAAACTTTCCAAATAAACACCCCAGATTCTGGGCTGTATTCTAAAATTTCTTTTAAATATTTATTGGTTAATTTAGCCATGATAAATCTCCTTGGCTGGTAAGCGTCCTGCAAAAACCAAAATAAAACGGCCAACTAGCAGCTTACGTGCTTCCCGCTCACTGACGGCGGTAATAACTTCACGATGTGGCCTGCTCTGCATGTCGGCACGATTTAAAGCCAAAAAGATAAATACGCGATTTTTAGGATGAGTTTGGTTACACTGCGGCATAGCCATAGCGTTACTCCTATTAACGTTGGTGGTTAGACGCCTCGGCAGTGTTCCCGCACTCCGGGGCGTTGCTTTTGTTACATGCGCCGTGATAACGTACGTACATAACAGAATCCATAGTAGGAGATTACGTACGTACATGTCAACTATCAAAAGAGATAAAACTCCGAAAGGTGAAGGTTTGTCACCGACCTTCCAGATCCGCATAACACCCGAACTACGCCAGCAGCTAAATGAGGCTGCCAGCCGGGAAGGCGTGAGCCTTGGCAATTGGCTAAAGGCTCTTGCCCGTAAAGAACTTTTGCGACAAGGCATCGAGCCAAAAGGCTGAACAGGGTTACTCCCCGTAATGCTGTGGACTGCCCCGATAATTTCGGGGTTGTTTTGCGCAGGACATAATGACCCGCACAAACGCTGGACTCCCCCTCTTAAAGAGGGTTTGTTTTCCGCATATCTTTTGGCGGCGTGGTTAACCTGGTGGCTTTGAGGTACTACCCTCTCGTAAGCCAAATTTGGATTACGGTACAAAACTGTACGTTGTTGATTTCCCTCGTAGAGCAAAAATGCGCTGCCATTGCAGCTCTCTACGTTATTCGTTGGAACCTCAACTGCACGTTGTTGATTTTCCTTGATACATCCTTTAAAGATGATTGCCGAACCTAAGCAGTGTTGATGTTCAGGCGAACCCGAATACTGTTCGTGTTTGTTGCTCGCCAATTCTAACGGTTCGTTATAATCAAATTGATTCAATGGGTTGCGATGTCCGTACGTTAAACGTACGCGGTTGTTCAAACTCGGCATATCACCGAGCTTGATTTGCGCGTGCGAATTTCGCCTGCTCAAATTCTGCGCAACCCTGATTGAGTTATGCAAAATCACTCAGCACCTCCAACACGCTTCACCAGCCAGCGTTGTGCCAGTTCGGTGAGTTTCGCCTTACGGGTTGCTGTACGGGTATCAAGATCCAGCAGAGCACAATCACGGCTTTCCAGATAAGCCAGCAGCGCGAGCTGATCGGCGTTCATATGGTCACGCACCTGCTTAACCGGGATTTCTTTCTGTTTCGCCCACACTCGCGGGTGCATACCCAGCACAAGGCTATTCAGGAACGAGCATTCATTGCTGTAGGCAAAGCCGTGCTGCCTGTCGCCGGTGCGCTCGATATAGCCCTTCATTGCATCGGCCATACTCTTATGATCTTCGCAGGCAGCTACACGATTTTTACGCCAGCCCAACAACGCCGCCTCATGTTCCTCTGGTGCTACGCGGCGCAGACGTTCTTCACAGTCGATGAAATACTGGCGGGCCATCTTGCCTTGCGCGTTGCGCTCAACCATAGAAAGCTCTTTAGCCATATTCAGGCTAACAATGTAATCGTGCTCGACTTGTTGGCGAGATTTTGCGCTCCCCCGTTTTGGGGTGCTCAAATCTTCAACAATTACATAATCAACCCCTTTAACAAACCCATACTGTTTGATGCGTGCTTTCATCCAGGTGGTAAAGTCTCGCCCTACAGCCAGAAACGTATGCAGCTTACGTCCGCTTACAGACTGGGTTTCTTTCCCGCCAATCTTGCTCATGGTTACAGGGATTCGCGCAGCAAAATTATCGCTGGAAATATCTTTCTGGCTGGTTTCGGATTGAGTTTGGCCGCTGCCAGCCAAGGCAGTTATTTTTTCCATATTCTATTACCTGTAGTTAATTAAGCAGATTTGCGGCTGTACGGGTTATTGACGTTCTCTACTGCAGGCGGATTACGAACCCACCAGAGCACATCAGAAAGAAGCCAGGCGCAGCTGTTACGACCAAAGTGGCAGCGTGGCGGGAATCGACCTTGCTGCTCCATTTTCCAGCGGCTGGAACGGGAAAGGCTGGTGATCTCGCTACATTCTTCTTCACGAATTCGACGGTCGAACTTAAAGCCGTACTCTTCTAAAAGGGTGCGGCGCTGCTCAGGATTTGGCGGGGTAAAGGTGATATTTTGCATGTTGCCTCCACTGTTTCTACGTTTTGTGGAGGCTATTATTTGCTATTAAAAAGCATGGTTCACTATTAGATAATTTTTAATTATTTCTATATGGATTTCCCGATTAAAATGAATCCATAGCTTTGCGCTTTAATATTTCTATAGAAAAATCTGCGGAAAAATTTCTAATGAACGGTTTGATCGTTTGAGCGATACCAATGGCGTCATACTCTGCATTAGGAAATAGGGCCAAAGATAAAACTCTGTTAGTGATTGTTGCATTGTTAATTTTAGCCCACTCCATAAGGTCTAACATTGGCAATATCTTGTAATCGAATATTTTCTTTTTGATTACACTCCAGCTATTACTTAACTTACAACTATTTTCACTTTTCCTTTCAAGATCCATTCGCCATATTGGCAACAATGCAGCCAAATCGCTTAATAAAATTTCATCAGGCCAAGACAAATCTAAAGTAATGTGCATTTGATCATTATCGCTTATGGTCTTACTTACAGACCTTTTTTGTCCACGCAATGAGCGATTAATTTTATTTTCATCAATATAATGAGCGGCTTTCTTAGACAACTGCATCACATCAATTAATCTTAAAGGCTCAACACCTCCGACGGAATCCATTTGCCATTCAGAATATTTTTTTCTTTTTATTTTTTCTGCAAATAATTTTCCGCTCAGCGGCCGAATTGGGTTACTAAATCTTTCTTCCATAAATGAAGCGAACTCATTTCTTGCTCCGGGATAGGTATCAAGCCATTCAAAATCATCATTAGCAACTTCCATTCTCATAGCTAACTGATTAATTAAATCAAGATCACTCAGCCCATTGATAGAATTGTAATTGTCCAATGAAAACCATTTCGGCAAATCGGTCATTTTATTTATCTTTTTCATTTCTCACCAGCCTTTAAAATAACAATATTCGAGTGATTACCCGCCAAAATATCGAGACGGTCATACCATTTATTCAGCGCATCCAGTTTCTCAGGCAAGTACAGGCTGCGATTATAAATCGCCATGACTCCCGGCATTGAGTGCCCCAGCAACTGTTCAACAACGTGTGGTGCTATACCCATATTATTCATATGCGTTGCTAATGTTCGTCTTAGATCGTGCAGTGTCCATGGTTCAGAATGTCCCAGCTTTTTATAAACGCTACGGCCCCACTGGCTTACCGCTTCACTGCCTTTAACCGACCCAAGCAAAAGACCGGATAGTTTCGTTTCATCATGCAGTATTTCAATGAATTTGCGCATGGCATCCGGCACAGGTCTTACAATCTTCTCGCCGCCCTTGCTGTGCTCTTTGGGAACTGTCCAGACCCAGGCATCCATATCCCATTCACTCCACTCTGATAGCCTGGCCTCCTGCGTTCGGCACCCAAACACCATTAAGATTGTCAGTAGCCTGGTGTAGTAAGGCATGAAGCAAGTGCCAGAGGAAATGGCAGCCCATAAATCGCCAGCCTCTTTATCGTTTAATACCCGGTCTTTTTTTGCCTGTTTTTTACCGACATCTGGAATTGTTAAATCTTCAAGCGCGGTACTCACAGCATAGCGACGAACCCGGCAGAATTTCAGGGCTTGTTTGCACATCTGGAACACATAACCTGCGGCGACTGGAGTTTTCTTTTTCATCCTGTCAAAGCAGTCAAGCCAGTATCGTGTTTCACAGTCAGCGAGCGCCATTTTCCCTATATAAGGATAAATGTGTTTTCGCAGCTCCGCTTTGTGCCGTTCAACATTCGCGCGGTTCTCTTCTGCATATTCGCGTATCCAGTATTCTATAGCTTCCTTAACAGTGACCGGTTTAAGCGTTTCCTGAGTGGCCAGCGCCAACTGGTGCTTTGGATCTTTACCTGAGGCCAGCCATTGGCGGCATTTATCACGCGAAGAACGGGCTTCTTTGAGGCTCATATCCGGGTATCGTCCCAGAGTAAGACGATGCAGCTTCTGCCCGTCGAGTCGGTAAGTAAACACCCAGCTAATACCACCAGCTTTCGTTACCTTGGCGCTCAGCCCGGCACCATCAGCATAGAACTCAATCTTACTGGCCGGGATACCATGTAATCCCTTTAACTTCCTGTCGCTCAGTTTGTTAAGTTCGCCAGCCATAGACCACCCAGCCCAAAGTGTTTATACAAATGTTTATACAGAATTGCTTGCATAATAGCATAAACAAAGAAAAACACTGGAACAATATACAGGCATGAATTTATACAACACATTGATTATTATATGAATATTAAAATCATCTAAAAGCATGAAAACAGCTAATATGACAGTACGGCATGAACTAATTCAGGTTAGCTAAATGCTTGATTAAAAAGGCGCTACTCGGCATGGGGAAGCGCCTTTTTTATAGGTGTCACAAAGGGAGTGACCATGAGAACAGGATGTGAACCGACCCGGTTTGGTAATGAAGCTAAGACCATTATTCACGGTGATGCCCTTGCCGAACTTAAAAAGCTACCTACTGAAAGCGTCGATCTGATCTTTGCCGACCCACCGTATAACATCGGTAAAAATTTTGATGGTCTGATCGAAGCCTGGAAAGAAGATCTATTTATCGACTGGCTGTTTGAAGTGATTGCAGAGTGCCACCGCGTTCTGAAAAAGCAGGGCAGCATGTACATTATGAACAGTACGGAAAACATGCCCTTTATCGATCTCCAGTGCCGCAAGCTTTTTACCATCAAAAGTCGCATCGTCTGGTCATATGACAGTTCTGGAGTACAGGCGAAAAAACACTACGGCTCCATGTACGAACCCATCCTGATGATGGTGAAAGACGCAAAGAACTACACATTCAACGGTGATGCTATTCTGGTAGAAGCCAAAACCGGATCGCAGCGCGCGTTGATCGATTATCGCAAAAATCCTCCACAGCCATACAATCATCAAAAAGTACCGGGTAACGTCTGGGATTTTCCGCGAGTGCGTTATTTAATGGATGAATATGAGAACCACCCGAAGCAAAAACCGGAAGCCTTACTGAAACGCATTATTCTCGCCTCTTCCAACCCAGGCGATATCGTTCTCGACCCGTTTGCCGGTAGCTTTACTACCGGTGCCGTAGCCATCGCCAGCGGACGAAAATTCATTGGTATTGAGATCAACAGCGAGTACATCAAAATGGGGCTTCGACGGCTGGATGTCGCGTCGCATTACTCCGCGGAAGAACTGGCGAAAGTGAAAAAAAGAAAGACGGGCAACCGGTCAAAACGATGCCGGGTTAGCGAAGTTGACCCCGATCTCATTGCAAAGTAA